TAGCGCCTTGTGAAGTGGATACAATGCAGTTTGGATCCAGTAGTTGGTGGTACCAACTATCCGGGCCTTACCTGCAGTTGTATATACAACACCAAGGCGACCTATACATAGATTAAAAGGCTCGTATCCTCCCAGCAACACCATAAAAAGTGCTACTGGGGCAGACAGGAATATAATACAGATCAGCCAGAAGGATCAAACGTTATTTGAAGTGTGATAGTTATATACTAACAGACTTCAAAGGTTACGCGGAGAAGAGATAAACGCGAAAGCGTCAATCCCTGAACTCCACGCAGCTTTATAACCATTTGGTCCAGCTGATTCACCACTGATCAGATTGCACTTCTTTAAATTTATATGGCGATCCCCGATTAAATCCTTCACACTCTGGGAGATCATTGATTTATCAAATGTCTCGCAGATACCACCAAATTCAGCTGTTATAGTTGAAAGCGATGGTTTCGTATGTGTCGGAAAAGATCGGAAACAGCAAAGTATCGATAAGATACTGCCTACAAGTCTACCTCCATCTTGGACCTCCCTATTTCTAAGGATGGCCCTAAGCGATGTCGGTATAATAGTAGGAAGTCCACTTCGGTCTTTCTTGACGAAGACCCCAGAATTTATGGGATCTGTATCAGGATTACCGCTCATGTAACGAACCGTAAGATAAGATGCGTATTTCAAATACATAAATGTAAATTGAAAGCCGCTACACTTAACTAAACGGATAATTCGCTGCATGAGGATCATGTGGGCTTTATCACTTACTTTTATACGAGATATCCAGATGACGGTTTTCGCAAAGAGCGTTAACTCACGAAGAGTTAATCACTGCTTACGCACCATCTTAGGACGCCGTAATTCATTAAGTAATAAATTAAATTTTGTTGCTTATTAAGTTATTGGCTCCTTGTTACACGAGACTACGTCTCTCCGCAGGGAGGGGTGCAAACCCTAGCCCACGGGGCCGAACGGCGAAGATCGACCACGCGTTGTCGTGCAACCTCACGAAATTTTACGTGATTAGCACTACAGACGCAATTCGGAAGCAAAATTGCGCGTGCTGAACCTGTTCATCTAAGAACACGGAGGCCCTTTTCAGGGAAACTAGTGCTAGCTTCCATCCACTAACGAGGTTACCCGGGGTAGCGATGGATGTGTCCTTTTGG